CCGGTGTGTGTGTGTGGTGGGTGTTTGTTTGTGGGGGTGGGGGCGGGCCGGGTGGTTTACGGGGAGGGGGTCGTCGGAAGCGTCAGAGGTGTATAAGGGAGAGGGCCAGAGAAGCCGGCGACAGTAGCAGCGTTGAGGCCAGGGCCCATCACGAATGCACGGCGCTTGTCGCGCGCGGCGCCCATCTCGTCCAGGCGGCGGTTGCAGGCGGTCACAGCGTTCACGGCATCAATCTGCGTCGTCGGCAGAGCGCCGGTCGGGTTCAGAGCGTTGAAGGTCGAGAAATGGGCCAGAGCAAGCCCCTGCCGGTCAATCTCGTTGGCGATCGGAGCGATTGCCGCCGTCAGTTTGTCCTCGAGCTTCGTCAGTGACAGCGTGCGCTCGACGCTGGTGAAGTTCAGGTCCGTGCCGCCCTGGCTAAGAACGAGCGGGACGGTGGTTTCCGTCGTCGCCTGCGGCGCGGCAACGCGGCCGGTGCGGTAGGTGTATCGCGGCGGGCGCTTGATGTTGATCGTATTGCCCGGCGCATAGCCGCGGCCCATGTTCCCACTGAATTCCGCCTCGAAGTCGCGATTGACCATCGAGCTGAAAGTCAGTTGGTTCTCCAGAACCGCGAGGGATTCCTTCGCGACGATGGAGCAGGTGATAAGCGAGTTTGCCATTGTGGCTGTGCCTCATGAATGGATTATCGACGCGCCCAAACGGCGCCTTGTTTTGCCCGAGCGGCGCGGTATGCCTCGTGGTCCATCTGCGCCAGGTCGGATGATTGAGTCCGCGGCGAACGAGTGATACTGGCTGGTGCTGGAGCGTCTACAACGTGCTTCACGGAGGGCTTTTCAAGCGCCGCCTCCAGGCGTCCGATTTCACGGGCAGCAGCAGTCGGAGACAAGGCATTAAGCCTTTCAACGACCGTAGGATTCTTGGCCAGATAATACGCTACTTCTGGCCCTTTGTCCGATGTGAGCAGAATATCAGAAACTGCCGGAGTGATGGTGACATCTGCAGAACCGACGACCGCGTCATAATCGGAAAACACGCTGCGAGCGGCATTCTGCCGTTCTGTCCATGCCTTCGCGACTTCGCGTGCTTCTGCAGCCTTCTTCGCCTGCTCAGACGATTGCTGCCGGCGCTCGAGCGCTTCCGACACCTTCTGCTCTGCCTTCCACTCGGCAAGCGCCTCGACATATGTGTCGTAGTCAGAGAAATCTGCCGCTGACGGCTTCTTCTCCGCTTCCTGTTGCGGCGCCTTTGCCGGTTGTTCGTTGGCCCTGGCTTCAGCCAAGCCACGCCAGTATGCAGCCTCGCGCTCGGCATCGTGCCGTTGGCGAGTCAGCTCATTGATGCGCCCTTGAGCGGATCGCCGCTCTTTGGCTTGTGGCGTTTCGGCCTGCTGCGACTCTTCGCCGCTCTGTTCCGTTTCTGCCGACTGATCGGCGACCTGTTCTGCAACTGGCGGTGATTCATCGACTACTTCTGCTGCGACTTCTTCGCTCATGGGTTACTCCAGAGTGCCATTCAGCGCGTTATCGACAGGCTGGCCAACCTGCCGCGCGGTATCGTCCTTGCTGATTGCCTGCTGCGCCTCTGCAGCGAGCATCGGAGCGCGAATTGCCTGTAGTTGCGAAGAAATCCAACCCTTCACTTCTTCGACATCAAGCCTATTCTCGGCGCGGATGCGTTCTTTCTCGATCTCAAGCGCCGCATTCGATTGCGACTTTTCGAGTTCTGCAAGCGCCTGCTGCAATGCCTGCTGCAGCTCCTCGATTTTGTCGCCAGCCTGCTGAATGAGCTGCTTCGTCTGGTCTGGCAGTTCGGCTTCTCCGCTGTCGTCGTCGGCAACCAGGGCAGCCGGCATCGTACGTTTGATTCGACCAGCAATCTGCTCTGCATCAGGCCAGTCCATCGCCTCGATAACCTTGTCTCCGGCTACATCCATCAGTTTCGGCCACGACTGCCCGACCTCGATCATTGCGTCGAGCGATTCCTCGCGCAGCGTCGAGTACGACGGGCCAGCCTTCACGATGACATCGTATTTGCCGACAGTGACATCGTTGATAATTTTCTCGGCGACGGAGATTTCGCCTGTTTCCTGCTCAACCAGTTCGCGCTGCGGCTGGTTGATCTTCTCGAATCCTGGCGTTTCGTCCTTGCCGATCGTGCGCACCATGCGCGGGCCTGAATACACACGACGAATTCCTGAAATCAGCACCCGGCCAGCATGGATCAGCGTCTTGTTCAGGTTGTCCGTGTAGTGGAAGTTTGACAGGTCGCCTTGGCGCTTGCGTGATTGGATCGCCTTGCCGCTTGTCTCATTGCCGCGAGCGCCGAGCGAAGCATCATAGACACCAGTCGTCTGTTTGATCTCGTCCGACGCATGCATGGCCATAGCCAGTACGCCGGCCGGGACATCTGCCATTGGCTCCCGAGACGGCTTTGGCGCGAGCGTGCCGTTGACGGTCTTCGGCTTGTATTCTAGATACGAGAACGTCCGCACGTTCGCCTGGCGCCATTCTTCCTCGTGTCCAGCGAACGCACCCTCAGCGCCGATGTACGGTGTTTTCGGGCGCATGCTGACCTCTTCAGTGGCGCTAGTCATCCAATAGTCGTACATCAGCGACGAATCCTTTGCGTCGCGCACGATGCCGGAGTAAGTCACGTCGCCGTCGATGTCCAGTTCGTTCCCGATGACTTGGAAGACTGGGATCCAGTCGAATGGCAGCGTCGTTTCTTCCAGCACTTCCGACAGTTTCTGCTGCCGCGTGCGCGTGCGAGACACGCCGGAATCAACGTAGCCTTGCCCTGCCAGCTTGTACCACCTGATCTCCTTGCGTGCCGTCTTGCGAGACTTCTGGACAGTGACGCCCAGCGGCATCTCGATCAGATCAGACCGCATTCCGGTCTCGCCATTCGACAGCAGCAGCAGCTCGTCTGGCGTTTCATGGACGCAGTAGTATTCAGTGATCAGCAGATCCTTGTCGTCGTCTCCATCCGCAGTCGCATAGCTCGATTCTGGATATTGCGCAGCGATCGATGACGCGGACTCTGTTGAATCCACGAAACAGAATTGCGCGTCCGATCCTGCAGGGCATTTCGCCGACGGGTCGATATGGACCGAGCATGCGTTCCGAATGCGGTCGAACTTGATGACCTGATCGAACGACTCCGGAGCCTCGTAATCGGTGATCAGCCGGAAGAATCCGCGTCCGGCAGCCGTTGCTAGATGGACAGCAGTGTCGTAGCACGTTGCTGCGTCGCTGTCGTACTCGATATGGCGAATCATACCTTCAAGGATGGTAGCCACGTCGCGATCTGCGTCATCATCGACCGGATGCACGTGAATGGATGGTCGGTTCTGCCGTTGATCGTTGGTGATCTGGCGCACGAACGCCGGAAGCTTGTTGATCGTCAGGCACGGTCGCCGTTCTGCCTTGCGCAGCTTCTTTGCGTCCTCCGGCCAGTGCTCTCCATTCAAGAACTTGAGGTCGGCGCGGACATTGGAGAAGTTCTCGTTGTCGGCTGAGACGCAAGCGTCGTAGCGCTTGTTAGCCTGTTCGAGAATGTCTGATTTTTCCTTCTTCATTCCGCCGCCTTCTCTGGTAGTCGCACCATTATTGCTGGGGTCGTGTCCGTTGCCTGTTGCAAAATGCCGAATCCGAATGAAGAATACCACTCCTGCAACTGGTTTGCATCGAGCTGCGAATCGTCGCTAGGGACTACCGACAGCATGACGGCCTGGCCGATGTTGTCTGCGTGCATACAAACCGATCGCATCATTCTTGACGCGATGCCTTCTCGGCGCCGGGAAGCATCGCATTGCACGTTGCTTACCTCAAGAACCTTGTCTCGCATCGACACCGGCAGAGCGTCACTGCGGCCAATGAGGCAGCTTGCGGCGCCGTGTCTGTACGTTACCCCATCCATCCGCCATATCCCATCATTTGCTGATCATCGTCGTCTCGCTTGTCCGACGGTTTGATTGCGGCAATGTCCCTACCGGTGCGCACGAGGTATCGCGACGCATCCATCAGGTGATCGTTCTTCTTCACCACTCGTCCTTTGTCGTCGCGCCGATAGATGCGGTACTCGTTGATCCAGTCCTGGCAGCTTGCAAAGACCTTGAGACGGCCGGCAGACAAGAGCGACCATACATCATAGATGCCAGCCTCGACGGCATTATCAGCCAGCTCGAGTAGCAGGCCGTGCTCACGGTACATCTCGAGCAACTGCATACCGTCAGCCTGAGTGCGACCGCGGCTTGCCGGGTCTATTGCTCCTGGTATCCAGTCACCGCGGCGCTTGATCGATTCAGCATGCACGACAGGCTCAGCCTCGCCGCGGTAATGCTGCGAGTACAGATACGTCGTCTGCGTTGATTGGTCGATTGCGCCCCATATCGCCGCCGTCCGATTCCAGCCGACATCCATCCCGTAAGCGCGCGGAAAGTGGTCAGGAAGAACGAAATCAGGCACGACAATATCGGACTCCGGAACCGGGTAGATTGCGCCGCTACCGAGCGCCGGAATTCCTTTTGTGCGTGCGTCGCGCTGGAATGGCATGTACGACGCGAAAAGCATCTCCTTGACGCGCTCATCGAGGTGCGGAACGTCGTCCCATGTCGCCATGATGACGAAGCGCGATGACGCCTCGTCGGTGCAGTCGCGAATATCGCCGCCAGGCAAAAATGACATCACCACGTCGCTGAGTCCCGACAGTGGGGTGAAGGTCAGGATCATCAGGCCTTTGGTCGTCGCAGTCCGAGTCAGGCACTCCTCATACACATCAGCGGGCGGCTCCTCGTCGAGCCAGATAAAGTCCTGCTCTGTTCCTTGGAACGATAAACGGCCTTGATCGTATGACTTGAAGCCGAGCCGAGAGACTCCGCCAGACTTGTGCTGCACAAAGACAGCCTCGACGCCATCAGGAACGCCAGGCTGCGGCACGATCCGCAGCAGGCTGTCGACTGGTATCAGGCCAGTGCCGCGCATATCCTTTGGCCCGAGCAGTTTTTCTGTCAGGATGTCGCGCACGGTCTGGCGCGTGTCGCCGGCTGCCCATCCCTTCGTTGGCTTCGCGAACTTGCGCCCTTTCCACCACTTAGGATAGATGCCGGTCAGGTGCAGCGCGACCTCGTATGCGCCGACACCCTCAGTTTTTCCAACACGGTTCGCGGCCATGAACATACGCTGCTGGTACCGCGCTCCGGCCGCGAAGAAGGCCATGTGCTTCTGGTACAGCTCACGCCGCAGCGGGCCTTCGTCTGGATAGTACGTTAGCCACTTGCGGCCGAGGACACGGCGCTCGCGCTCAATCAGCAGGCTCAGCAGCTCCTCACGGTGCGCGCGAGGCATAGTAGATAGTGCAGATGCGTCGATCACTCGCCAGGCGGGACAGCAAGCCGAGCAATCCGGCTGTTAAGGTCTTCGTCGGCCATGTCGCTGATCTGCATCTTGCCGGTCAAGTCCTGTTTGAGACGGTCGGCGTATTTCTCAGGCAGAGCGCCTTTCAGCATAAAGATCAGAAGCGTGTCTGAGAACTTTCGCTCGACGCCGACGACCTTCCCTGCCTGGTAGATCGTGACGTCGTATCCCATCTGCCCGCGTCGGATAGCCTCGTCCTCGAGCACTTCGGCGCCGCGAGTGAGCGCACGCTTCCAGTCGGCGGCAAATTGCGGGTCTTCCTCACGCCATATGTACATCGTCTGGCGCGACAGACCGACGTGCTCGCACGACTGGCCCACGTGGCAAGTGTCCGCCAGGCAGCCCAAGAACTTCTCCTTGAGCGCCGCCTTTTCAGCTATCAATCGCTTGTCAGCCATAGCGCGATGCTATCACAAACGACCATCTTGATAGCAACACAGATTGCAAAAACATGTTGACATCATTTGAAAACGCATTACAATAACAACTGTCAACCAACCAACCAAGGAGAACGAAATGAGAACACCCATAGAAGCAGAACTGGCACTCGATCGGCAAGACATCGAAGACCTGCACGGGTTTTACATGGACGCGCCAGCGTTCATTCCGGCAGGCAACGCCAAGTCTGGGCTGCAGCCGGTTGGTATGTGCAAGCGCCCAAGGTGAGAACACCAAACAGGATAACGAAATGAGCAACTACCAACCACGCATCACCAAGAACGCAGACGGCAGCTTTTACGCTTTAGTCGTTCGCATCGACCGCAACGGCGAAGAAAACGTGATTCACGGATACAAG